GTAGATATTGCCGGAGGTGATGCTGTCGGCTGGACATTGTTTAACCAGACTACCGGCCTGCCGATAGCCGTTGTCAGCGCGGTAAATGGGACGGCAAGTGAAATCATCGTCAACTACGCGGCGCAGACTCTTGACGACATCATCACGATAACTTACCAGCCGGGAGCGTGGACCAGTGCGCGGGGCGAAGTCAACGGGTTTATCTTTAACAGGGCAGCAGTTGTATGAGCCAGATACTTGATCGCCAAACCCTGCTCACTGAGTTCGAGGCGTACATCAAGCGCTCGTTTGCCATTGATCGGCAGGATACTTTTGTCCAGTTGTCGGAGTCGCGCATCTATCGGGATCTGCGCCCGCGGGACAACATCGTTAAGGCGACGATCATACCGACCAGCAATCTATTTGATTTGCCGACAGACTTTATTGATTTAAGAGAACTGTCAGCGAAAAAAGGCAACCGGGTCGTTGTGCTTTCGAGTGTTGGTCGCCACAGACTCTCCATCTCAACGTCGCAAACCGGCTTCCCGGTTGTCTATTCGATTATCGGCAATCAGATCGAGGTCGGACCGATCACGCTGCCGGATAACTTTACGCTGTGGTACTGGCAGCGATTCCCGGCACTGATAAACCCGACCGATACAAACGTATTGATAACCGCGTTTCCTGAGATATGGCTGTACGCAATGCTGGTCGAGGGCGCGGTTTATATTCAAGACGATACGATGCGACAGGTGGCAGTCGCTACTTACTTGGAGGAGGTGAACCGTGTCAACGTCAGAGAAGCAGAAGGACGGTTTGGCGAAGCTCCCGTCATTGGAGTCGGCTGAATCATGCCCCTCGACAGCGCCCAATTCATTTCTGAGTTATCTATCGACGATCCGCCGGGGACTGACCCACTTAACCAAGGCGATGACCAGATTCGAACAACTAAGCGCGCAACTCAGCAGAGTTTCCCAAACATCGATGCGGCTGTACCACAGACTGCGGCACAGATGGCGCAAATGGCGATCAAAAACGAAAACAATATCTTCACGCAAGTAAATACCTTTGATGCGCAACTGCGGTCGTTCACCGGCTCGCTGATCAACCCGACTTACAGTTTCACCGGTAACACCGGGTTAGGCATGTTCCGCGAACAGGCTGACGTGTTGGCGTTCACGGCCGCGGGTGCGCTGACGTTTAGAATCGCGCCGCTGAATGTCCGCTTTGTAGATCAGATGCGGGCGGACCTTGACGGGACTGCTGCGAGGCCACCTTACTCATTTAACAATGCCACCGGAACGGGCATGTTCGCGTCCGGCGTTAACATAGGCTTTGCTGCTGATGGCGCGACGGCTGCGTTTTTACTTCCGGCGCAATTTCGGATGAACCTAAGCGGTAGCGCCCTTGCTCCTGCGTATTCTTTCCAGCCCAACACCAACATGGGAATGTTCCGCAGCAGTAATAACCGGATGGCGTTTGCTACGGCAGGCATATCGCGCATGGATATCGGCACGACGCGCACACAGATATTTTTCAACGTGGAAATGCCCGACTTGCCGACCAGTGATCCGGGTGTTCCGGGCAGGCTATATGCTCCGGCCGGTTTCGTTCAGATTTCCTTATAGGGAAAGATTATGGCATTAGACAATGCGCAATTTATCGCCGAGCTGAGCATCACAGATCCGCCCGGCACTGATCCGCTCAGCCAAGGTGACGATCAGATACGCACAATCAAGCGCGCTACGCAGCAGTCGTTTCCGAACATCGATGCAGCGGTAACGCTGACCACCGCGCAAATGAACGGGGCGGCGATCAAGAATGAAAACAATATCTTTACAGTTGACCAGACGTTTCAGGCGAACATTCTGCTCGACGCCACCAGCGACATTATCAAGACAATCAACTATCAGGTTTCCGGGCTTAATCGCTGGTCGCTGCGGATGCAGAATGTGGCTGGGAGCAATAACTTCGAGCTTAGCCGGTCTGATGTGCTCGGTGTATTTGTAGATAACCCGTGGGCTTGCGATTTAAGTACCGGCATTGTTGACTTCGCGCAAGTGCCAACCGTGCAGGGTGCGCCGCTGTGGATTGCTGGCGAGATACGGCAGTTCGTCGCTGTTGCAACACCGGGAACGAACTGGTTCAAGGCTGACGGCACAAACGGCACGGTGAACCTGATCGACCGCTCTCTGGTTGCTGACGGAACGAGCGTACCGGGAACGCTGCTCGCTCCGAACCTTGTCGGCACGGCAGCAGCAGGCACGACCGGAGGCACGGCCATCACCGAGGCACAGATGCCAGCGCACAATCACACCGTCTGGATCACTAATAACTCGGCTGGTGGTATTACGGACATCAACATTAACACCACGGACAACGTGTTTGGCGGTCGCCGGAATGACAGCAGTAAACAGTTCAGCAAGTCGAACGGCACACGCGATCTGGTTGGCGATGCTGGTTCAGGCAGCGCGCACACGCACAGCAGCCCATCGCAGGCAGTAACCGAGAATGGCACGAGCCGCGACACGGTTCGGCCCTTGTCAGCAGTTGTTCAATATCACCAGTACGTACCCTGATGCCACAAGTAACCAAAGGCGAGCGCTCCCGAGAGGACCGCATACTTACTGAGATCCGCCCGACCTCGGTTATTCAGGATATCCCGCCGGCCGAGGTGGGCCCGGAGTTCTGGACTGATCTGCGTAACTTTTATATGCGGGTTGGCTACGCGCAGAGGATCAGTGGTCTGTCGCAGTTCTTTGCTGACTGGACTGATCCGGCGGTCAATGTAATCAACGTCAGCGAAGGCACGACTAACTTTTGGGTGGTGATGGGCAATAGCACCGTACAGGTGATAGATCAGTCCGGGGTGGTTTCAGACATTACGCCAGCGGTGTATGTGCCGACCGTTGATGCGTTCGAGGCTGTCTCGACAACGATAAACGGCTTCCCGGTGCAGAGCTTTATTCAGGATCCGCCAACCTTCTGGGATAAGAACGTGGGTAATATCTGTCAGCCGTTGACCGGCTGGCCTGCCTCGACCACAGCCAGATCGATTCGCTCATTTAAGCAGTTCCTGATTGCAATGAACATGGTCGAATCCGGTAACGAGTTTGGCGATAAACTCAGGTGGTCGAACGCTGCCGAGCCGGGCACGATACCGACCGAGTGGGATGCCACTCCTACCAACGAGGCCGGAGACACCACGCTGTCAGATACCACCGGCGGGATTGTCGACGGTCTGAGCCTGCGTGGTCAGTTCATTATCTACAAGAACCACAGTACTTACCTGTGCAACTTCGTAGGCGGGACGTTCGTCTTTACCTTCCGCAAGTTCCTGACAACCTCGGGAATACTGGCGAATAACTGCGTGACCGAGGCCGAAGGCCGTCATATTGTTATGACGGATGGCGACGTCCTATTGCATGATGGGCAGAACGTTCGTAGCCTGCTCGACAAGAAACTGCGCCGTTTCTTATTCCTGCAAATCGACCCCGATAACTTTCGGAATAGCTTTGTATTCAACTACCGAGCAGCCAAAGAGGTTTGGATCTGTTTTCCGACGCAGGGATTTGAGTTTCCGAACCTCGCCGTAATATGGGATTACGCACACGATCTGCTGAGCGTCCGAGAGTTGCAGGAAACGTGGTCGCACGGTGCAAGCGGTCTGGTGCTGTCCACCACACAGGCATTGGATTGGGATACTCAGACGGACACATGGGATGCGAGTTCTGGCAGTTGGAACAGGGCGCAGTTCACCGGAGCATTTGAGCGGGTGTTGGCAAGCATTGCGGTGTCTACGCAAGACGGATTTTCTGATCCGTTGGGTGATGGCTTTTCGAGGCTGCTGTTTGTTGACGATACCTCTACCAGCCGGGACGATTCGGCAGTGTTCGGCCAGATCACCAGAGAGTCTATGGATCTCGGTACGCCGGAATCGCTGAAATATGTGCGTCGGGTATGGCCGCGCGTCGAGGGAAGTACTGGCACGGTGCTGGAAATCAGGATCGGGGTACAAAACGATCCGACCGCAGGCATAAGTTGGTCGCCGTTGCAGGAGTTCAGGATTAACGAGGATACTTTTCTAAACTTTGACCAGAGCGGTCGGTATATCTCGGTGCGTTTCGAGGATCTGTCAGCGCCCGGGTCAACGCCTAATGCTTTGTGGCGGGTTCACGGTTTCGATTTAGAGTACACGTTCCAAGGTGATTTTAGTGGCGATTGATCCCTTTGCATCGCCGTACACGCCTAACCTTGTACCGCAAAGCTCACTCGAGGACGATTCGAACGAAAGAATTATAGCCTTGGAGCGGTTCTTGTCCGAGGAGCTGGCCCGTGTTGCGGAGGGCATAACATTTGTGCCGGTGCAAGCAGCTTACGGCGCCATCACTGTAGACCCCGGTCCGGCGCCTGATCAGCCGTTGACTAAGGACGTGGTGACGGGTATCACTGGTTTTAATAACTTCAGACCTGATGTGCCGAACCGGATTACTGTTGATCTGGTCAGCCTGACCGGTGATTCACTCGTGCCGGAGGAGGGCGGCGTTTACTGGGCGCAGGCTCAGTTGACGTTAGATATTGATTCCGGCACAACTTACAGGATTTCAATGGCGATCAACGGAGTCGTATCGTCGATATTCGGGCAGGTGGATGCCAGCAACCAGACCGACATTATCACCATGACGCTGTACGGTATCCAGTCGTTGAATCAGGGCGATCTGGTAACGCTGGTGGCAGAGGCAACCGCAGCCCCGGCCGGGCCGTTTGAGTTCATCATGCTATCGGCCACGTTTTCATTGGTGCGGGTGAGCGAGCAACACGATGAGCGTCTGTGATATCACCATTGACTCACCGACTCCGGAGGTGGCTCACGCTGATGCCAAGAAGTATTGGCAGAAATTGTGGCCGGCGCTCGAGCTCGGTGGCTCTGACTACACGGCCGAGGAGCTGGCCGATGATCTGCTATCGGGTGATGTATTGCTTATTCGGGTATGGGCAGACAAGGAATTTAGGGCGCTGGCAGCGGCGCGGGTACGGCCGACGCTCTC